AATCGTAGCCGAAAGACTTGTTTTGCAAGCTCAATGACATCTTCTATTGTTTCAAAACAGTTAGTCAAATCACCTTCATTGTAGTAATCTCCCCATCGTTCCGGGTTTTTGTCTATTTCTTCCTTAGTAAGCGGACGTTTAAGCACAAGCTCATAGGTATAATGTGCCAATGGGATATTGTTGTCAAATATCATTTTACTATGTCCCGGTTCTCCGTCACATTCCATATTGACGCCTTGAATCTTTATCTTTCCGTAATGATGTACAGCGTTGAAAGAAATGCCTCTGAACGTCGTAATTTCAAGCGTAGCGCGCCTTTTGGGATTACCTTTGGTGTACCCCCAAGACCTTACGGCATGAAGTTTATCATTAGAAAGTATAATATCAAGACCGCATTTATCTGTAAACACATCGGGATAAACATATTGTTCCCCTTGGCTTTGTTTTACTATCTGCTCTAATGTCATATTTCCTCCTTTCTTATTTAGTTTTGAGAGTTATTTTATCACATCTGTTAATCGGTGTTTTTACTTCTTTCCCATACCACGAACACCAATAATATGGCTGAAATAAATTGGGTGAATGCGTGCAATATTTACATCTTTCACACAGGTGGATTCCATTCATTTTTATATAAATATGAATATAGTAAATTTCTA